AACAACTGTAGATGCTACTGATGAAATCACAATGGAATTCAAAGGAACAACAGTAACATAATTATAACAGGGAGGGGTAAAACCCTCCCTCTTTTACAGGAAATTTAAATGACAGAAGAAAACAAAAAAGTATCACTAGCGAGTTTACTAACTCCAAGTAAAACAGTAACAATTGATTATCCAGGAATGAATGGATTTACAGTTGATGTCTGTTACTTAGCACGCGAAGAATTACTAAAACTTAGAAATCGTTGTGTATCTCAAAAGTTCAATCGTAAAACAAGAGCTTTTGAAGAGCAACTTGACGAAGATAAATTTTTAGTAGAGTATGTTAAAGCCGTTATTAAGGGATGGAAAGGCTTAAAATATTCTTACTTAGAAGAGCTTCTATTGGTGGATATTAGCAATCTAGACCCAAATGATGAACTTGAATTTACTCATGAAAACGCAGAAACTCTGATGAAAAATGCATCAGATTTTGATACTTGGGTAACCGAAGTCACAGGAGATTTAGAAAATTTTACCAAAGTCAAGTAGAACAGATATTCTCTCTACTTGATAGACAGTACAGACACGATCAATTACCTTTAGACACTTATTTAGATATATGTGAACAAAAAGGTATTGATCCTGACCCCGACGAAATGCCACCAACTCCAGGAGATTATCCTCTTGAAGTTCAGGTGGCTTTTTTATTGCACGACCTTTTACCTGATAGATGGGATGGTATGAACGGAACGTATATGGGAAAAGATTTTTCGGCATTAGGAACATTACTTGACACTTGGGAAGTTAAAGATAAAAAATCTTGTATTTATTTTATCAAACACATAGAAGCACGAAATATTAATAAAATTAATAAACAACAAGATGTAAAAAGAAAGGCTCAAGAAAATAGAGCAAAGTCTGGGAAAAATCCAGGAATTAGCGTAAAGAAATAATGGCAAAAAAGATAAATTTAGCTGATTTAGTATTTAAGGTTAGTGACGATGGCACTCTTAAAGTTATGGCAGGGTCTGCGAAAAAAGCAGGTAAGTCATTAAAAGATGTAGAGCAACAAACGGATAAAACTACTTACGCAACAAAGAAAGGTATAAACCAGACTGCAAACCAAACAAAAAATTTCGCAAATATGGCAAGAGGAATATCAGGTTCTCTTGTTCCCGCCTATGCAACCTTAGCTGCAAACGTATTTGCTTTGACAGCTGTATTTGGATTCTTAAAACAAGCCGCTGATTACCGAGTTCTTCAACAAGGTCAAGCTGCATATGCAGCAGTCACTGGAATAGCATATAAGACTTTAACAAATACAATTATTGAAGCAACAGATGCACAAATAAGATATGCTGATGCTGCTCAAGCAGCTGCGATTGGTACAGCAGCAGGCTTAAGCCCAGAACAATTAGGCAAACTTGCAGAAGCAGCAAAAACCGTATCCATCGCATTAGGACGTGACGTTACAGATTCCTTTAATCGTCTTATAAGAGGTACAACAAAAGCAGAACCAGAACTTTTAGACGAACTAGGTATTGTATTAAGATTAGAGACAGCGACAAAAAATTACGCAGCTCAACTAGGAGTTGCAAAAGAGTCTTTAAATGCTTTTCAAAGAACTCAAGCCGTCACTGTAGATGTATTAAGTCAAGTAGAAACTAAATTTGCAGCAATAAACGCTATCATTGACCCAGAAACAAATAAAATTAATAAATTAACAAAAGCATTTGATGATTTAATGAATAATTTAAGATCATTTATAGCAGGACCTGCAGAATCTTTAGCAGTATTCTTTTCAGAAAATTTAGGAGCAGCAATTGGGGCTCTTGGGCTTTTTGTACTTCCTATATTACAAGGAATACTTCCTGCTTTTGATGAAATGGCAGCAAATGCAGAAAAAAATCTTGCTAAACATAATGAAGCAGTAGAAGCTGCAAAAACAGCATTAAATTCGTATAAAGATACTAGTAAAGCTGCAGCAGCACAAGCAACAAGAACATTTAGTACATTACAAAAAAGAGCACAAGATCAAGCAGCTGCAGCAGGATTGCCTCAGGGCAGAACAGGATCTGGTTTAAGAGCTTTACAAGAAGGCAAAACAATTTCTGCAAGACAAGCTGCAGCAATTAAAAAACAAATCAATGATAGAAACAGCGCATATTTTGTAGCAAATAATCGTTTAAGACGAAACTGGACCAAAACATTAGATGGAATGGTACAAGCTCATAAAGTTTCTACTGGGCGTATAAAAGCAGAGGCAAAAGGATTAGAATTATTCTTCAAAAAAACAGGAGCGCAAATATTAGTAGGTTGGAAAGCTACTATGAGAGGAATGTCAGCTGCAGCTGCAACAGCAGGAAAAGTTATAAATAAAGCTTTCGCCTTCTTCACTTATGCAAGTATTGCGTTACTGGCTTTTGAAGGGATAAAAGAAGGATTAGAAAAACTTGGATTATTATCGTCTGCAGCAGAGGGAGCAAATACAGCATTAGGCAAATTAGCACAAACACAAAAAGAATTAAATAAAGAGCTATTAGAAATGCTGAATGCAGATAAAAAATTAGCAGCAGAAGGGTTAGATTTAACAATGAATCAAATCCTAAAAAGAAATGGAGATAGATTAACTTCTGCAGCACTAGGACCAAGTCTTAGAGCATTACGAGCAAATAGAGCAAAAATGGCAGAAATTCAAGCCCAGTTAATTACCCCCAGTCAATCCTTTACTAAAAGTGGTACGTTAAACTTGATATATCCAAAAGGTACGAGCGAAGCTCAACAGAAAGAACTAGAATTACAGTTAGAAGCACTTAAAAAAGCAGAAAAAGATTATTTAGAAGGGGACAAAGGATTAATTAGAAGAATTGAAATATTAAGCGAAACTTATCCAGAATTTTCTAACTTAATAAAGGATGGAAAATTAATAAATGATGATTTAAGTGAGTCACAATATAGATTAATAGATAGTTATCAGTCTACAGCGGCAGCAGTTAAATTTTTAGAGCAAAGTGAAGCAAGTTATCAACAAACTTTACAAGGAAGATTTGGAAAAACTAGTCCAGAAAGGGCAGCTCAAAAAATGGCAGAATCAAGGCTTGAAGCTTTACAAACAACAGTTGGCTCACGACAGATGCAAGATGCTATAATGGCAGGAGATCCTAGTGCTATTGCTGAGTATAAAAAATATGAAGATACAAGAAAAGTTGTAAGGGCAATGCAAACTTCTGATATTGGACAAAGAAAAGCAACAACAGATCAACAAAAATTAGCTATTCAAAAAGAATTAATTAAGAATTCTATTTATGGAGCTACAATATTAGGACAAAAGCAACAAACTCTTTTACAGATTTCGGAAAAACAAGCACAAATTGATAGTTTAAGAGTACAAATTGCAGAAAGAAAAGCTCTTTTAGATCAAGCAGAGGATCCTATAGCCGCCCAAAGAGGAATAGAAGATTTAGAACATCAAGTCTCTTTACTAGGTAAGCAAAAATTAGGACTAGAAAACTCTATAAATCTTACAAGAGAACTCGGAGTTGTCGCAACAGAAGCATTTGCAAATAGTATGCAAAAAGGTATTCAAGGTGTTATTGAAGGAACAATGTCAATAAAAGATGCATTTAAATCAATGGCGGCTTCAATACTTCAATCGCTTGCACAAGTTTTAGCAAAAATGCTCACAATGAGAATACTTAGTAGTGCTTTTGGTATTCCAATGGCAGACGGCGGAATAATTCCAATGGCAAAAGGGGGAGTTATAAAAGGTTATGCTTCTGGAGGAATTGCAACAGAACCTACTTACTTAGTAGGAGAAGCAGGTCCAGAAGCTGTTGTACCTTTGCCCGATGGAAGAAGTATTCCTGTAAAGATGAATGGAAGCGGCGGAACAAATAATATCACTATTAATGTAGATGCAAAAGGTGGTTCTTCAACTACAATGGATGGAGAAAGAGGAAAAGCACTTGGCGTAGCAATTCAAGCAGCAGTTATGGAAACAATACAAAGAGAGAAAAGACCTGGCGGTGTTTTAAGTAGGAATTAATTATGGCTTTTGGAATAATGCAAAATAATGGTTCAAATATAACAGGCTTTAGTGCGCCTGTACAACCAGACAAAGGATTTACAAGAGATTCAAAACCAAAAACTCATACAATAAGTTTTGGAGATGGATACGAACAAAGAATTGCAGATGGTATAAATAATTTAGAACAGACACTTAATGTTTCTTTTTCTACAAGACCAAAAGCAGAAATAGATGACCTTGTAGCATTTTTTGAATCCCTTGGAGGAGTGAGCAAGTTTCGTTTTGATATAGAAGATAGTAATGCAGGCTCTAGCACAGAAACAATAAAATGTGTATGTGATACTTGGAACCAAAGTTGGGCATACGATGATTACTATAGTTTAACAGCAACATTTAGAAGGGTATACGAACCGTGACAGAGAAAATAGCAATAAAAGAAGTCCAAACTTTAGAACAGGATTCTTCTTTTGTAACTTTATATGAATTGGCTTTAAATGAAGACGGCAGTAGTCGTGCTTATTTTACTCGTTCTGTAGAAGGAGATCTTTCTACAATTCAGATGTATGATTATGATACAAATACTCAGTTAAATACTTATACAGCAATTCCATTACAAGCAGAAGGATTTGAGCATAAATCAACAGGAACTGCTGCAAGACCAGTAATTACTTTTGCAAATATATTAAGTACTTTTGGCGATGCATTAGGAAGTTTAAAACCAGATGATTTAATTGGAAAAAAGATTTATAGAAGAAGAACTCTTAAAAAATATTTAAAAGGGGGCTCAGCTGATCCAGGCTCAGGGTATACACCAATAGAATTTCCAAGACAAATTTATATAATTGATAGAATAGAACAAGAAAATGCAATAGAAATATCTTTTGAACTTACAACTCCTTTTGATGTAGAAGGTTTAGTTCTTCCATATAGAGTAGTAGGTAATAATGTTTGTTCTTGGGTTTATCAAGGCGCTTCCCCTACAAAAGTTGGTAATAACACGGATGTTGGAGGATGTACTTGGTCAGAAGAATCAAAACTAAGAATACCGGGATCAAGCGATACAGATGTAGAACATACTGTTTATGTAAATGAAGATGATGAATATGTAGTTCCTTCTACAACAAGCTTCACTTCTTATAGCTCTGGAGCAGTTACAGTAGATAACTATTATAGTACTACAACGACTCTTGGAACAACTAGCACAATTAGAAGATACGATGCAAATGGAAATGTAGACACAAGTGCAGATTCTAGTACAATTAACAATTATTGGCAAGCAAATGCAACAAGTTCTTCCCCGGGAACTCCTGGCGATTCAAATGCAAATTGGGATAGAATCAGAGTTCACACTACCTATAGTTCTTCTGCAAATTATTATGCATATACAGAAGATAGATACAATGATTATGTAGCTTACACAGGAAGTGACTCTATTACTAGATTGTGGAAAGCAACCCGTACTCAAACTTCAGGCTCTAATACTGCACCGGGGTTTAATAACTACTGGGAAAGAGGAGATATTTGTGGAAAAAGATTAACATCTTGTTCTTGTAGATTTGGTTTTAATCCTATCTCTAATGCAAGTGCTTCTACAGGAAAGACTTCTAAAAATACTGCTATTCCATTACCTTTTGGAGGCTTTCCTGGTGCAAGAAAATTTAAATAGATTATTACCAGAAATATATGAGCATGTTGCTCAAGAAAGTCCAAAAGAAGCCTGTGGACTTGTTGTAGATAGAGGAAAAGATTTAGAATATATTCCTCTTGAAAATAAAAGTTCTGAAAAAGAACATTTTGTAATTGACCCAAAAGAGTGGGTTAGGTATTCAATAATTTCAAAAATAAAATTTGTAGTCCATAGTCACTACGGGTCAAATTGTAACCCAAGTGAGCATGACAAGAATGTATGTAAAACCCTTGGTGTACCATATTTAATAGTATCGTACCCAGACAAAGGAGAATGTATTTATGACCCACGTTAGATTAATGGGAGAATTAGGAGAAAAATTTGGCTCTGACTGGAATTGTGTTGATAATTCTATTCGTGATATATTGAAACTTATTGACTGCCAGACTGAAGGGTTCAAAGATTATTTAGCAGAGTGTCATATGAAAAATGTGCAGTTTTCAATAGAAACAGGAAATAATTTAATTGAAGAATTTCCTGAATTGTATATGAATGTTGCAAAAGACACGGTAATTATAACTCCAGTACCTGCAGGCTCTGGAAAAGGATTAGGTAAATTAATTACTGGACTTCTATTATTAGCAGCAATGTTTTTTATGCCTGGTTTTGGAGCTGCTTTAACAACAGGTGGAACAACCACTGCAAGCGGCGCTTTTGTAGCTACCACAGGAAGTGGAATGGCTGTCACAACAACAGTAGGTACTTCTATGCAAGCAGCTATTGCATCAGGAGCCACTTTAAATCTATCCGGTATGGCAGTTATGATGCTCGGAACAAATTTAGCACTTATGGGTCTTGCAGAAATGTCTGCTCCCGATCCAGACAAAACAACGGATGATCCTTCATACTTATTTAATGGTGCAGAAAATCACATAGAACAAGGACAACCTGTACCTCTTCTTTATGGAGAACTTACTATTGGAGGCTCACCAATTTATCAAGGCTACACACCAGGAGTTAGAAGCAACTATTCTAGAGGTTATACATATACTGGAACAGCAGGAAATCCTGCGGGAACATATGCTAATTATGGAAATCAAAGAAATGGTGGAATATCATATAATCCTAGTTTAGGATGGATTGGAACAGGAAATAGTGTGTATAGATGGGCATATAATTTAAATTCAGCAATATGGGATGAATTAGTAGAAATACCTGCCCCAGATGACACAGTAGGAGCATAAAGTGGCAGATAATTCAAATAAATACATTAATACTCCTTTTGCTGTAAAAACAGGTTTAACAAGTCCTGATAAAGAGCAAACCGCCATTGTTTATGATCTATTAACAGAAGGACCAATAGAAGGGTTAGTAAATGGAAAAGCTTCAGTTTATTATAATGATGTTCCTCTTGTTGAATCAGGCAATTTAAATATAATAAAATCAAGAAAATTTACTGTAAATACTACTGCAGCGGATGCTGAAGTTGTAAGTACAGAATTTGGAGTAATTAGACAATTAACTTATAATAATAAAACAGGATTAAGCATAGGAGAAAGGTCCTGCGTAA